GCGCTTACTTCCGATGGGTCTACCCCTGTAGGCAGTAACGGCGTACCGTCCCCATCTCGTACTAGTTTGTGCCAGAGCTCCTGCGTTGTCTTGCCAATATCCGCAACCGTCAGCCGGCGTACTTGTACGTTCCTCTGTAGTTTTTGGCTGTAAACGGTTCGCCATGGCACCAGTAGATCTATTTTGTCGATCATGTTATGAGATTAGGCCTGTAATGATCACTTCTAGCCGCACTGTGTCTTGCTCGTCTTGCCTTGTGCTTTGCACTGCGTTTTGAATAATGCCATCGAAGGTGTACGTTTGCGAAGTACCGGAAGCAGCACTGCTTCCTGCATCTGTCAAAACAAACGTTGCTGCTGATCCCCTACTACTTTGGCTTAAATAGTTGGCCACAATTTGCCTAGTTACGCTACTTGCATCGCCTGATCCGGCCAAAGTAACGGTTAACGTTCCACCGTATCGGCCAGCAATGTAAGTGCGGTAAAGATCACTTGTCCTGGTAGTTTCTACTTCTTTTCGCTGTAGCGTTATTTCCATATCAATAACATCGGCTTCAACGCTGTCTACTTCTAACGTAGCTCCACTGCCGGGGAAAGGTAAGTATGCCATGTGTGATCCTTTTAAGTAAGTGTATAGAAAATGCGCATTTGTACAACTACTTCTCGCGGGCTATCTGTGTCATTTGGGGGGGGGTCGGCTGCTAGGGATATTTCGCTTATCCCGTTCACGATGCTCTTGGTAATGCGTCCGGAAGCGTCTGTGTAGCCGCTATGACCGTTGAACGCTGCACTTACCTGGTAGGCAATTGAGTACGCATCAGCTAGCAAATCCGCAATACAACGGAAACGTACGTCAGCCATGTAGGCAATGTTTGCGGCGTTCAAGTCCGGCAACCTATCCTCCGTTTGTATGTCATACACTACAGCCGGCAGGGTAGTATCAGCTCGCCGTAAGTTAGGGCTTATTTTGCTCCCGATAAGAGCTGTTAGGCCGGCTACGGCCTGGGAACGTCCGTAAATTAATCTGCTAAGGCTCATTTTCTACCGTTTGCTTGTTTGAGTAGTTGCAGCTCTAACTCGTCCTGGTATCGCTGTTTCGCAATAGTGCCAGCCCTAATTAGCATAATTTCTCTAATTTTGAGGCCAGGCACCTTGTTTTTGGCGCGGAAAGGCTTGAAGCCAGGATTAAGGATATTGACGATACGGGCCAGTCTGTTGGTTTTTACGCTGCTACCAACCGTCAGCCTAAACACGTTCTGTTTCACTCTACGAACCAGTGAACGTAGCGAGCGCTTGATAGCTGCTCGATGGCTTGGCCGTCCTGGTGAGCGTTTGTATGCAACCTGGGCCCACCGATTGCGATACTCAGCGCGCACAGTGTTACCGATACCAAACAGGCTTTTACGTTGTGCCTTTTCAAAGGCTTTGGGATCAGTTAGCTGCGCTATTCGCAGTTGCAATTCCTTTTTGGCTTTTGGCGTTAGTTGCATCATGCTGTAAACGTCCCGCTAGTTTGTAGGGTATGAGTGGTAACGCCAGCTACGGTTACCGTAGTCATAGTGCCCGTATAGGTTGCTATCGGATTGCCGGCGTATTGGACGGTAACTACGCCACTGCCACCATTACCGCCGGCAGTTGACGTGCCACTATTTGAAGTGTTGTTGCCAGCTCCACCACCGCCGCCGCCTGTGTTGGCTGTACCGTTGTTGCCGCCAGTAGCAGTGCTGTTTCCCCCAGCACCGCCGCCCCCATTCGCTGGGCCGCCTGAAGCGTTGGACGATCCACCGCCGCCGCCGCCGGCGAAGCCTGATATCCCGTTGCCGCCAGTACCTGAGCCCGCGTTACCGATTACGCCAGCACTGCCGCCGCCACCGCCGCCACCGCCGCGCCAAGGGGACGCAGGAGCGCCAGCGTTGCCGCCTTGATTGCCGCCAGCCGCTGCCACTCCGCCAGTACCGCCAACGATGCCGCCGGCGCCACCGCCGCTACCGCCGCCCTGCGCAGGGTAGGCCAAACTTAGACCACTACCACCACCACCACCGCCAGTAGAAGTTTGCGAAATTGTCCCCCCAATAAATGACGACGTGGTGCCGTCCGCTGCCTGTTGGCTGCCTGTTATTGCCCCTGCACCACCGCTTCCGATGATCACTGCGTAGCTTGTCGCTACTTGTAGCGTCTGCGCAGTGCTTTTGTATTCGCCGGCACCACCACCACCGCCGCCAGGTGTATAGCCCACTGCCGAAGTTGTGGTAGTTGGAACGTAAGACCTAGCAGTGATGTTGGCCTCTGCTTGGGCCCCCCAAATACCAATACTGCCAGTAAGACCACTACCTACGCCAACAGGATAAATATACAGCGCATCATGTTGCGAAGTGCGAGTAACTGCAATTCGTGTCCACGCGCTAGAAGATAACCCCGACACTAAAAACAGACCGCCATTACTTTGCGTAATAGTACCGGGGCCGCTAATAATAGTGCCTGTACTGTCTGCATTGTTACCCCAAGTAGTAGCAAACGATAACGCGCCAAAACCTAAACTGCTAGACGTTCCAGCTTTGACAAACAATGAAAGCGTGCGATTAGTGCCACTTCCGATGCTTTGATTAATAGATGCAAAACTTCCTGCTGTAACGGTTGCTACTTTCCCCGTTCCTACGTTGTCGGGAGCTGTGCCGCTTGAAGTTATAGCAATACTAGCCGCAACTCCCCAACCAGTTATGAAGCCCTCACTATGCAAGACTAAATTGGTGGTGGTTTGATTGAAAGAACCACCGCCACCACCACCGCCACCAACCGTTACAAGCGTAGCAGCGTAGGACGGCGCCGGCAGGATGCTGCGTTCTGCTACTTTGCAACGCAACGATAGTTGCTGATGTTTGTTTCTATCGTCTGCAATGCTCAGAATCTCGTAATACGTAACCGCTGTAGCACTGTTAATGCTGTCGTAAACTTCAACTAGAAACCCGGTTAAAATCCCCTCGTAGTACGGTATTACAATGTCGATAGTGTCTATTGCGCCTTCAGAGTAATTAACTATTGCATCTTCCCGTATGTTTGTAGCTGGTCGAACGTGGCCTACTAAATCAATAAGCGTAGCCTGAAGGGGTACGTCCGCTTGCCCGTTTGCTGTGTTTACAAGTGTGCGCGAGCGTATCCGCATCCTTGTTCGGTACATACCGAACGGAATCACAGAAGGCCGCCCTTCCTCCATCGGGCTGCAAGCATTAGCCACTGATCCAGGTTAGGCGGGTTAACGTCGTCCCCTCGGTAGCTGTACAAACTGCCGATACGCATTAGTAAGCAATGGCGAATGGACTGCGGAGTAGTGGCACTGGTGTACAACGTTCGGTAGTACAACGTGCCTGGGAAAACTAACGTGCCATCCTCTATTTGTGAACGTGCGTCTATGGCTTGCCACAGGTCAATTTCTCGGAATTGAGTAGCGGTAAACGTTGTAGTTACAGCATCAGAGCCCACAAAATATGGCAAGTTTGGCGCAGTGTTCTTAACTGGCCAGTTGTAAAAACGGAACAGTCCATCCGCTGGCGCTTCATCGAAGCGGATGGACTGTTCCGTACCTTGTGAGTCAAGTAACATTTTCGTTACCGACTCCCATTCCTCTTGCGCTACGGTACACAGCGTGCCGATGTACGCATCGTCTAGGGCATGGAATACCCGTAAATGCGTTTTTGCCTCAGCTGTAGTAATGATCGTAGCCACAGTGTTATTAGCGTCTGATTGACACCATTGCGTTACGGTCGAGAATCTTGCCAACCATGCGCGTTTCGCTTAGGAACCGCACCTGGCCGTTAGCTGCCGATGTGTACGGATCGCTAATCATCGGAACGCTGTCTACTCGCACAATGCGGTAGCCGCGCTCGATGTTCCCGAACACGCCGATGGGATCGCCGGTTGTAGAGGTTGTAGGCCATGACGCCGTGAGATAGACAGGGAAGCCCATGAAGTTGACCGTAGAACGGTTGCCATCCATCGGCCCTGAACCGTCCCGCGCAATACTTGGCAGTTGGCCGCCGCCAAACGGGAACGAATTAGCCTGGGACTGCGACAGAATCGAAGCCCAAACTGAGGCAGCCAACAGCCAGCAAGCGTTACCCAGGTATTGCGGCCGTAGGCCCGTGCTGTAGGCGATTGTGGCGCCTTCCGCAACGGTAATTGAGGCGCCGGTCAAATCAACGTTTAAAGCGTTGCCCGTAGCACCAAAATCCCAAATCGACTGGCTAGAAATGCCGCTGTAAGCGTTCAAGGTGCCGGTCAAGCTGGAACCGTTGGTACCGGCCAGGAATGCCAGCTCCCAGTTAGCGCCGTGCAATTCCGCGTGTTCGCGGATCACTTCCGAAGCCACGTCGAAGGGCAAATCTCGTAACGTTTCATTAGAAACGCTAGTAACTACGCCAAGCTTAGTTGGCGCAAAATCCACAACGTTAGCAGCTGGATCCTTATCAGAAAATGCGCCAGCTTCAGCAATTGCCGTAGTGAGCGCCGTCATGTATGACGACTGACGATAGAAACGCAACGGCGCGCCGCTGTTAACAGACGTAACCGTAGCCAGTCGTGCTACCACTGCATCTCGATCCATCAATTGTGTAAACGATGGATCGGCTACCGTTGTAGCGCCACCTAATGTTGAAACTTGGGTAGCTCGCAATTCAAGTTTGCCGCCGTGCTTGTAACCGCCGGCGAAAAAGTCCCGCACTTCTGCGCGGGCATCGGTTGTAGCCAATCCCATAACAGACTGCGGAACAATGCCGCCGGCGTCAATACGATCCCTAACGCCAATCTTGCGGATTTCCCAGTCCATACCTTCAAGCTCGGCCAAACCATTGTTAAGACGTTCCTCGGCGTTCTTGTCTGTTGCACCATTGAGAATGGTTTCCAGCTCGTCAGCCTTTTGCTTACGTTGTGCGTACAAATCGGACAGTTTCTGCTTCATTTTGGAGCCCTCCGCAGCCGTAACAACGTTTGGTAACGCTGCTTTGTTGCAAGTGAGAGAGAACGCGCAGTAGCCCCAGCTGCGGGGTAGGCCGCCCGTTCTACAAGTGAGATTTCCCGCAGATCGCAATCCTGCAATATGCGTTTACCTGGCGTAGTTTCATCGCATTCCCGTACGAAAAAACCAAAAGACATTTGCCGCACTACGCCAGCGCGCACAAGCGTTACAGCATCGCGGGCTAACTGCGTATCCGGCAAATTGGCTTCAAACTGCAAACCGTTTTCATCGCTCCTCAGGTTCAGCGTTCCGCTTAACGTGCTTGCAAGTGGCATCTTCGCATCATGTTGCCATAGAAAACTGACGTCCGGGTTCTGCAAACTTCTATCAAAAGCCCCGGACGCTATTTCCTCAATAAATTCAGCGCCGGCAGCATTGCGCATCGGCAAGCTAGCACAGTTGTATCTAGCTGCGTAGCCGGACAACTTCAGCCCGTTTGCATCTTCCTGCCTTATTGTAAAGTTTCTATATTCCATGTTTCACCTAGTTTGCCACTTGTGCATCGGACGGCGATATCGGTTGATCTCCGTTCGGCACGTCCTCGGCTAGTCCTAGCATTTCCCTTGCATCGTTTACGGTAAC